CTGCCGATCCAGGCGCAACAGGTCATTCGGAGTTGGCTGCAGGGTCCGCGAGTCGCGACCGGATTAAAGCCTGTCCTCGTAATCGATTGGCCGCTGCCAATTCGTATGGCAGAGCCAATCCGCACGTGGACGCAAGCGCCGCAGCCGTCGCAAGTTGTCGGCACCAAACCGGTTAATCAAACCGATTGGCCTCTGCCTGCGCGCACGCCCGATCAGGTTCGCACGTGGATTCAGTCGCCGAACAATGCCGCGCCGGTTGTCTACATTCCGTCGCGCGTCGTTGAATGGGGAACGCAAGAGCGGCAGCGTTCCATTGACGTTACAGTCCACTTCAATTCGGCGCTGCGATCCGTTGCAGTCGTTACGCTGCCGAGGAATCAATATGATTGGGCGCTGCCCATTCGTATCGATTACCCGGTCAGCCTGCGCTCTTGGACCAACGCAGGCATTCAAATTGAAACGGTCTTCCGCGCGCCATACTACTCGCTGCGCTGGTCGCAACCGTACTTCACCTATGACCTCGCGCCGTTTGCGGTCGCGCTGCGCTCGCCGGTTATTCAGAAACCGGTCAATCAATCAGACTGGCCGCTGCCGCTGCGCCGCACTCGCGACACTGTCGGATATACGTTCTCCCCGCGTGCGCCTGATCGCAAACCGGTTAACCAGTCGGATTGGCCTCTGCCGATCCTGCGTGTTCGTGAAACTGTTGGATACACGTTCGCTCCGCGAGCGCCTGACAGGATGCCGGTCAATCAAGATGATTGGCCACTTCCGCTTCGCCGCACGCCCGACGCGATCACCTATACCCGCTCGCCGCAGTTTGGTGCGCCTGAGCAGATGCCAGTTAACCAAGACGACTGGCCGCTGCCGCTCCGCAGGACGCGAGAGGCGATTACTTGGACGCAATCGCCGAACTTCGCGCAACAGGTTCAGCCCAAGCCTGTTAATAATTTCGACGGCTCGATCCCGATCCGCCCGCAAGCGTTCATGCAGGCGGTGCAGCAGAGCAATATCGTTATTCAGGCTTCCGCTGCCGCAGCTCGTCCCGTCAATCAGTATGATTGGCCGGTTCCCGTGCAAGCGCGTCGTGAAGTGCTTACTTGGGTTTCGCGCCCGCAGACCACGGCAGAAATCAGGCCCGTCAACAATTCCGATCTGCTCGCGTTCCCGCGCCGCATTTCGCAATTGCCAACGTGGTTCGACCAGCAGACGACGGCGCTGCATACTCCGCCGTTGCCAGTTAATCAGGATGACTGGCCGCTGCCGTTTGCCGCTCAACGGATTGCCGGCGGATATGGCTATTTCCTTGCGCCATTCCTCGCTCGTCGGCCGGAAGCGATGCCGCCAAAAACTGCGGTGTTCCCGCCGCCAATTGGCTACGAATATCCGAACGACCTGCGCTCATTCCTGCGGTCGCCGCCCAGTATCGTGCCCGCGGTTATCCCGCCAACGCCGCGACGACCGACGATCAAAGGTCCGTTGTGGACTATGCAGCCAGAGCGGCATAATGCAGCCGATTCGGGACGCGCAAATATTAGCGATGCTTCGCGGCAAGGATCTTCGATGCCACGCCGGTACAAGGACGAAAGCTAATGGCACTGCAACGACTCGTCGCGCCGACCGTTACGCCTTTGACGCTGGCGGAAGTGAAAAAGCATCTGCGTGTTACGACGACAGACCAAGACGATCTGATCACGATCTATCTGAAAGCCGCCACCGATTTTATTGACGGCGAGTGGGGATTTCTCGGTCGCGCTATCGTTACGCAAACGTGGCTGCTGACTATCGACGAATTTCCCTCCGGGGAAATACGCATCCCTCTGCCGCCGCTGCAAAGCGTCAATAGCGTAAAATACGATGATGGCGCTGGCGTCGAGCAGACGGTCGCCTCCACCGATTATTACGTCGATACCGCGAGCGAGCCGGGCTGGGTTGTCCCCGTTTCGAGCGTGAGCTGGCCGACGCCGCTCGATGCGATCAATTCGGTGCGCGTCGAATTTGTTGCTGGCTATAGCCCCGACAGTTCCTCGCCGCCCGATCTGACGGCAAATATTCCTTTCAATATCAAAGCAGGGCTATTGCTGCTCGTCGGCAATATGTTCGAGCGTCGCGAAGAAAACGTAGAAGGCATTATCAGTACGCTTCCGTTCGGGGCGGACATGCTGCTGCGGCGGCATAAGATCGACAAGAGCATGGCGTGAAAGGTGAGCGGCCAGATTGGTATCCGGATTGGGCGGGGCAATACGTCGCGGTGATAGGCGGCGGTGCTTCCGTCAAGCGCAGCGATATCGATAGCCTGAGAGGCCGCCTGCGCGTCGTCGTTATCAACGAAAGCTATCAGCTCGCCCCTTGGGCGGACGCGCTCTATTCCTGCGACTATAAATGGTGGAAGCTGCGCTGGAATCTTGTCAAAGATTTCAAAGGTTTGAAGGTTACGCAGGACGCTTTAATCGTGCGCGAGCATCCCGAGATCAAGCGGCTACGGCTGCGGGACGGGACGCCAGGGCAACCGATAAAATACTTCCTGATGGACGAGTGGGGCGTTATTGGCAGCGGGCAAGGCTCCGGATTTCAGGTGGTAAACTGGCTGGCGCAAATAGGGGTTGCGGGAATCGCCTTGCTCGGGTTCGATGGCTGCATAATCAATAACAAAGTCCACTGGCACGGTAGCCATCCAATCGAGCTAACCAATCCGGATAACAGCACTTTCGTCGCTTGGAAAACTTGGCTGGAAAATGCCGCGCCGAAACTGCACGAACTGGGAATCGAAGTGATCAACACGTCGATGTTTTCAACGGTCGGCCGATTTCCTCGCATCGAGGTCGCGGCGACAATGGCAAGGTGGGGACTATGATCAAATTATTCGTCGGCTGCTCTGCGAATGGTGAAGATGCCGAAGCGCAAGCGCTGCTCGAATATACGCTGCGAAAACATCATCCCGAGAACGACATCGAGCTCACGTGGATGATGCTTTCGAAAGACAGTTCCTCGCCGTGGTATTCGAACCCGGCAAGACAAGAGGGATGGAACACGAAAGGATGGGCAACGCCGTTCTCCGCTTTTCGATGGGCCATCCCTCACGTCTGCAATTTTGAAGGCCGCGCGATCTATACCGATGTCGATAAAGTTTTCATGGCCGATATCTTTGATCTCTGGAATCAGCAAATCCCTCCCGGCAAATGTCTGTTGATGAAAGACGACAAACATTCCTGCGTGATCCTCTACGATTGCGCAGCGGCGAAAAAGTATATCCCCGCTTTCGAAACGCTGCGGCGCACTGAGGGCATGTATCGAAATGTCAGGCGGACTATCGGTGGCGCCGCAGCGAACTTTACCGGCAACTGGAATTGTCTGGACGGCGAAAACTATCCGACGCTGGCGCATCCCGATATCAAGATCATTCATTTTACGAAAGTAGAGACGCAGCCACATTTGAAATGGGCGCTGCCGCGATTAAAGGCCAAGGGCAAGCGCCACTGGAACCAATGGACGCTTAAGGCAGAACAACCACTGCCGCACGCGCGTAAGGACGTTCAGCCGCTCGTCGATCAGCTTTGGGAAGAAGCGCAGGCGGCGGGATATACCGCCGAAAAATACGAAGCGCTGGCGGCTAACTTTGGCAGCTATGATGCGGTAAGGGGAGGGCAACGTGCCGCGTAAAAAGGAATCGCATGTCGATTGGGCGGCATGGGTTCGTTCATTCGGCGCAGCGGGGCTCGCATTTATCGGCATCCTGATCGCGTTTTATTTCACTACAAAAGACAAGCTCGATTTACACGAGAAAAACTTTACCGAGATCGGTAAAAAGTTCGATAGCTTCAATGCGACGCTGCAACGTAATTACGATGATTGGGCCAAGCAAAACAAAAACGATCAGGAGAAAGCCGAAAGGGTGCGCGAGCAATTTATTGCATCGTTTAATCAGTTCGGCATCGCCAGCGCGGCGATGAAAGTTCAAGTGGATAACGTTTCGAAGCAGCTTGAAGCCATAACGAATAAGCTCGACAGCGTGCAAGACGTTCAACGGCAGAACACACGGAGGCCGGAGCGATGATGTCGTTTCAGGAAATCTTGGAAGGCGTCACGCGCCATCGCGCTATGCCTGTTGACGCTGGTGACTTCGATACCCTCAAACTTGATCTCCGAAGAAAAATCGACGAGATCGAATGGGCGCTGCAAGCGCTCTGCGAAAATCTGCGCGACAGCGAGACGCCATAATGGCGCGAGACCCCTATAGCTGGACGGACAAAGGTGTACAGCGTCGGATTATTTCTCACAGCGGCTTTCGCCTTGATGGTCTTGGCGATCTTTTACCTCGGGCTGCGGGAGCGTCTGTATTCGATGTGGGATGCAATCGCGGTCATGTCTGCTTTGATCTTATGCACCACGGTGCTTCTATACTTCATGGGTGCGATAATTCTGCCGAAACAATCCGGCACGCAAACGAACTTTTCGCCGACTATCGCCATGCTCAATATAAATTTGAGGTTGTCGATCTGACTGGCGGCGGCGCTGCGATTACTAAAGCGTTCGGCGAACAGCGCTACGACATCACGCTAATGCTGGCGGTCTATCATAAGCTGTCGCGCGTCATGCCATCCGACAGGCTTTTTGAGCTTGTGCAATATCTCGTCAATAGGACGGAAAAATATTTCGTTTGGCGAGGATCGCGCGAGGAACGCGACGAGTTCTCACCAATGGTTCTGCGAGAGGGCTTTCGCGAAGTCCACTATTCGGAAATTTGCGAGATCATGTTGCGGGAATATACCGAGACTGTCGCTCAGCCCGCCGCTATATGGGCGCGGCTCGATCCTCGAGGAACGCTGTGAAGTGCGTCCAAGGGATTTGGTTTCCCGATGCGGAGATGCATTTGCAAACCGTATTCGGCCCGCAGATAGATGGCAGGGCGACTTACCAATACCACAAGCTTGCAGGCGCGATGCGATATGTAAAGCAAAGGCGCTGCGCTATCGATGTCGGGATGCACGTTGGTCTGTGGGCGATGCATTTAGCGAAGTGGTTTGAAACAGTGATCGGTTTCGAGCCAGTCGCCGAGCATATCGAATGTCTGCACGCGAACATGCTGGGGATATCTAACTATGAGGTCCGCGAAATCGCGCTCGGGCATAGGGCCGGATCAGTCGGATTAAAAATATTGCCCGGTAGCACTGGCAGCACCCAGATTGATGAGGACGGCCAAGGCGTAGAAATGCGAACGCTCGACAGCTTCGAATTTCACGCTGTAGATTTCTTAAAGATTGATGTCGAGAATTACGAATACTTCGTCGTTGAAGGTGGCGAGAAAACAATCAGGCTTCACAAGCCTATTATCGTTATCGAGCAGAAAGGGGATAAGACGCGCAAGCATAAATCCGTTTATGGCAGGGAACGTCACGACGCGAAGCTGCTGCTGGAATCCTGGGGCGCTCGCCAGTTGTTCGAAATGAATGGCGATCACTGTATGGGGTGGTCATGAAGATTGATCCAGACAGATTGTTTTACGGCATCGCGTGGATACTTATTTTGATTGGCTGGATGGGCATATTCGAACCACGGTTTGCATTCTTTTTGCTATGCGGTATCGGGTTCGGTCTTTCTTTTTGTCGGTGGTATGGCTTGGTATGAAGTGCATTTACGAAAATTGTCGCGCGAGAAATCTATGCAAGGAAGGCTATTGCGTCGGCGCTGAGCTGGAAAAATCCGGATATGAAATAAGAAACGGCGACCTTCATCACAAACCAATACCGGACGATCCACCATGGGATACGGCGACGAAATAATGGCGACTGGGCTCGCCCGCGGACTACGCGA